CGCAGGTAATCTCTACACGGTCAAACTCAAGCCGGAAGCGCATGAGTTCCTCGACTGGGACAAGCCGCTTCCCGCGCAGAGTCCGAAGGTGAAGGCAGCGATAAAATTTGAAGTCGTGAAGGAAACCGAGCCGAGCGATTCAAAGTGGCTGCTGAAACTGAACGGCAGAACGATCAACGGCTACCAAACACGAAAGGAGGCGCTCGCGTCAGCTTTTGAATCTACCGGAGGGCAGTTTTACCAGACAATCGCAATCGATCAGAGTCCTCGCCGCGCCAGCCAAATGCTCGCAGAACTTGGCATCCCCGGCATCCGCTACCTTGACGGCGGCAGTCGAGGCGCAGGCGATGGCACGCGTAACTACGTCATCTTTGACGATAAGGATATTGAAATTACCCACATCAATGAGAAACCGCTCCCCAAGCAGAACTTGAGGTTCATGCCTGAGAGCAATAAAAAGCAATCCGGCGAGGTTCGCAAATCGACATTTAAGGGATCACCGAAGCAATCCCCAAGCAACAAGGATATTGCCAAATCAATTTCTTACTTGATCTCTGGCGCATTATCGCGTCAAATGGAGCGGGAACACGAAAAAACCAATGGCAGAAGACCCCAATGAAAAGCTGAAGCGTGAATACTTTGACGAACAGGCGGAAAAAGCCAAGTGGTTCCTTGAGGTGCAGGAGCGTGCTAAAAGCCAAAGCCCCAACACCGTCGAGCATTACGCCCCGAACAAGGCGGCACTAGCCTTATGGCTGTTGGCGCAGGGTGCTAGGTTGACGGACATTCGGAAGAATACCGGGCTATCCCGCGAGGTGATTCGCTCGCTGGAATGGAGGCACAACGACACCCTAGAGACGAAGCGCAAGGAGTTCTCGATGCGCTATGCTATTGCCGCGCAGGAATACACCGATTTGCTTTTCGAGCGGTCACAGCAGCTATTTGACACCCCCGAGGAACTTGCCAAGATAAGCCCTGACAAGCTTGCTCTTACGGTTGGTATTTTGACCGATAAAGCCGCTCAATTGACCGGTATGGCAAGCACAATCGTTGAACACCGGAAAGGGCCAAGCCTTGATGATGCAGCCAAGATGATTGCTGAGGCCAAGAACCGCATTGCAAACAAGGTCAAGTCAGAAGCTGTTGATGCTGAAATCGTAGCGTAATCCAAAGTGAATTGGAGGAAGCACCAGATTTTAACGCCACCCTCCGACGAGGAAATGGCAATGATGGAACCCATCGAATTGATGGAGCTTCATCGCGTTTACCATGAGGCGATTGAGAATGCCGAGAAAGACCCCTACCACTATGGGTTTCGACTCCCCCATTGGGAAAAGGCTGAAGAGCAACTTAAGGAAGTAAATGAGATTTTGGCGCTAGGCGGGAATCGATGCCTTGGTGGAGAGCAAGAGATCTACGACCCAGTTGCAGATTGCTACAAAAGGGTCGATGAGATTCAAGATCACTTCCATGTTAATGCTTGGGACGGTCGTCGAATGGTGGTAGCGCGTGCAGAGAAACCATTTCGCAAGCCTGTTGCGGGGATTTACCGAGTTTCCTTAGATAACGGGCAAGTTCTCTTTTGCTCGAAGACTCATCAAGTTTTAACGCGAGACTCATGGAAAGAGCTTGGAGACTTGTTGGCTGGAAGCGTTTTGATTGGAGAGTCGAATAATGATGTCAAAATAACATCTGTCGATTATCTCCGAGATGATGTGGTATGGGATTTCCATGTTCCAATTTACAATAACTACATTGCTTCTGGGGTAATTTCGCACAATTCGGGAAAAACTTCGTGGGGTTCGTATTGCGTTGTTAAAGCTGCTGTTGAGAATCCTGGCGCGGAGATATTCTGCTTTGCCCAGACAAGCGAGGTTAGCATCCGTCAGCAGCAGAGTGCCGTGTGGGGGTGGTTGCCCGCTGAGTTAAGGATGAAACAAACGTCATCCAACGCTTACATTTCCTACACGAAAAAGAACGGATTTACCGACAATTCATTGATTCTGCCGAACGGCTCGCAGATCATCTTTAAGACTTACTCGCAGTATCAGAACAACTCGACAATTCTGGAAGGTGCGGAACTTGGGTCAAGAGATCCCAAGTGGCACAACATCGGGGTATGGGTGGACGAATACCTCCTTGGGCCGGAACTGATCAACACCTTGAGATTCCGTCTTGCCACGCGGGATGCTAAAATGCTGGTGACATTCACCCCGATTGACGGGTGGACAGAGGTGATCAAGGAATACTTGGACGGAGCTTCGACGCTGGAATCAAAAGAAGCGGAACTGCTGAAGGGGGATATTGTCCCTTACGTTCAGAGGTCTAAGCGCCACAATGCGTCGATTCACTATTTCCATTCTCAAGACAATCCGTTTGGTGGTTATGACCGCATCAAACAGACATTGATCAACAAGCCGCGTGAGGAAATCCTGATTCGCGCCTACGGTGTCCCTGTCAAGTCACACGCCACAAAGTTCCCCAAATTCAACAAGGTGGTGAACGTGGTTAGCCCCGACAAGGTTCCCAAGCACAACGTCACCCGTTACCACATTATCGACCCTGCTGGCGCGAAGAACTGGTTCATGGCGTGGATTGCCGTGGACGAGACTGGAACGTTCTGGGTCTACCGTGAATGGCCGGGAGTGGACGTTGGTGACTGGGCGGAATGGAAGGGTGGCAAGTGGGTTCCTGGCGATGGGGCAAAGGGACAAGGATTTGGTATCAAGGACTACGTTGACCTTATCAACCAAACGGAAGAAGGGGAAACCATCTTTGAGCGACTGATTGACCCTCGACTTGGAGCGGCAAGATACCAAGCGCAAGACGGGTCTTCCTCGATTATCGCTGATCTCAATGACGCGGGGGTTGTGTGCCTTCCTGCGCCGGGGTTGGAAATCGACGATGGACTGCAAGCATTGATCGGGAAAATGGCGTGGGATACAACCAAGCCGATGGATTCTGTCAACCGTCCGCATTTCTACGTCAGTTCTGATTGCGAGAACATCATTCAAGCTCTAAGCGAATACACGGGTGATGGAGGACTCAAGGAAGCATGGAAGGACCCTGTCGATTGTTGTCGCTACGCCGCAGTAGCAAATATTGACCATGTAGATACAAACAGACTTTGCGCGACAACACGCGGACATGGAGGATACTGAACCAATGAAAGACCAAATCACAGAAAAGGACATTGACATCGTTCTTCTAAAGTGCTTAAAAGAAGCGTATTTCCGCAGGGTGAAAGCCGAAAATAAACAGAAAAGCACCATGCTGACGCTGGAAATCGACATCATTGAATCCGTTATCCACTTTTTATCCGAATCAATCAAAGATGAAAAACACTAAAGCGCCCCAAATATCGAAAAAGCGTGGTCGTCCACCCAAATCCAAGGTGATTATTGACGAGCGCCCGTGCAGCATAATCAGTCTACTTGAGCAACAGGAGAAGGGAGCTGACGATTTCCTTGTTGTCCGACAGTGTGCAAACCCGTCTTGGGTTGTTGTGAAGATGGACGGAATGGGGGTTCCGGTGAAGATCCCTAGAAGGATGCAAAACAAATTGGTTGGCAAGCGCATCAAAGTGTGCTTAATATCTTGCCGCCCAGAGGATTACTACGAATATGTGCCATGAGTGAGTATCAAGAAATTGAGGATGAAGCCCTTGTTTACGCCGAAAAGGAACCCGATATTGGGGCGTTGGCTGATGCTTACGACACTTGTTTAAGTGACCTAGATTACTATTTTGAGTCATGTTTGAGGTCTTACAATGACCGGCGCAACATCTGGGACGGGAAAAGCGACGATTTGAGGAAGAACGGGGCGAACGCATTCCCGTGGCAAGGCGCTTCCGATCAGGAGGTGAACGTCATTGGTGAACGCATCGACATGTATGTTTCGATGTTCAGCCAGGCGTTGCAGCGGAGCCACATCAAGGCATTCCCGACCAGCATGGCATCAATGCCCCGTGCTGCCGTTGTATCCGCTTTCCTCAAGTGGATGCGGGCCACCTACATCCCTGACTTCAAGAACCAGATGGAGTTGGGGGCAAACTATTTGCTAGAGAAGGGGATCATGGTTTCCTATGTCGGTTGGAAGCGTGAAAAAAGGACATATTTGCAACAGGTATCCATCGAACAAGTTGCCCAAGCATCCCCTGATCTAGCTGACCTTATCCTGAGCGAAGAGGACGACAAATTGCTCATTGAAATGCTGGGACAGGCATTCCCCGAATTGTCCAAGAAACGGGCTAAAAAGGCCATAAGGGACATGCGAAACGTGGGGGTTGCAGACATCCCGATGCCAAGGCAGACGGTGGATTGCCCGGTTGTCTACTCCTGCGCCCCGGATGGCGAGGTGATATTCCCGCCTTACGTTTCCGATCCTCAGCGTTCCCCTTACATCTTCTGGCGCACCTTCCTTACGGCTCAAGAACTTGAGAAAAAGGTGACAAACGAAGGGTGGGATCGCAAATGGGTGGATAACGCGATCTCCAATCTGCGCGGCAAAGACTCCATGTATCTCGACGGGGAGAAGGTGAAAGCCGTGACCCGTTTACCCATTACGGACGACAATGATCTCGTGATGGTCGTCTATGCCTACCAGCGCCTTATTGACGAAGAGGATGGCAGCGAGGGTATCTACTGCACCGTTTTCCACCCCCAGGCCGAGGGTTACGCCAAACACGAGCTTCTCAATGGATATGACGATTACCCGTTTGTGGTAACTCGTTTGTCCAATGACCAGAAGCGGATGTATGAGGTGCAGACGTTTTCCGATGTTCTGCGTAGCTCTCAGATGCAGATTAAGACGGAACGTGACAGCCGCATTGACCGTGCGAGTCTGGCTACATTGCCTCCCCTGCTCCATCCTGCGGCAAACCCACCCCCAGATTGGGGTCCGGGGCGCAGAGTGCCTTACCGTCGCTTGGGAGAGATCCAGTGGGGACCAACCCCGCCAATGGATTCCGGTTCCGTAGAGGCGGAAATCTCCATGCGTTCACAAGCGGATCGCGCCGTGGGACTTGATCTGGAAAACCCCTTCTCTGCCGCTCGCCAGCAACTCTACGTTGGGAAGTTCCTAGATCACGTTAAAGACGTTTTGACGATGGCGTGGAAGCTCTACCAGCGCATGGGGCCGGAAGAGGTGTTCTTCCAGGTGACGGGAAATCCCAACCCACAAGTGATGCAGAAAGGTTCCCCGGACGAAAACTTCAGCATCATGGTGTCGTTTGATTCGTTGGCAACAGACCCTGAAACGGCTGAGTCCCAACTCAAGAACATGGTGTCATTGGTGCAACTTGACCGCAATGGCATCCTCGATGTGAACAAGTTGCTTGAGTTTACAGCATCGTCGATTAACCCGATCTTTGCGGACTATGTGCTGCAACCAGCGGAAGAGGCACAGCAGAAGGTGATGAAGAACGTCACCGACGACCTTGCCAAAATCTTTGCTGGCATCGAAGTCCCGGCTCAACCGAACGGAGCGCAGATCGCCATGCAGTTGGTTCAAGCCTATGTCCAGCAGCCTGACATCATGCAACGCGCACAGACGGACGAAGCTTTTGCCGCTCGCTTGCAGAAGTATGCATCAGCCTACCAATTCCAATTACAGCAAGCTCAAAATGCTGAAATCGGCCGGATCGGAACTGCCCCAGCACAAATGGGCGGCGTGACAACTCAAGGAATGGAGCAATAGCACCAATATGACACCAATACCACAACCAACCCTTCAGGAATCAATCGCCGCGCTTTCAGACCGTGACGAGTTCAAGGTAATCACCCAGTTTGTCCGTGACGAGCGTGAGAGGTTCTTTGACGATTTGCGCCAATGCTCTGATTCTAATGAGGTTATGAAGATTGTTGGTAGCATTGCCACACTTCACGAGATGTTCACATTGTTCAATGCCGCTCGCGTTCAAGCCGTGGCTGGAAGGGACTATTGACAAGATCACCTAGTTTCTGGTAATACCCCAACCGTGGCATCTTGATGGTGTCATTTTCATTGGTGTGTTTGCCTGAAGGGTCGCATGGGTTTGTTGTGTTTCCCCGTGCGGCCCTTCTTTTTACCCGGTGTTCAAACGGTCGTTTTAATTTGAGGTTTCAATCACGCGTTTGAAAATGCTTGACAGTGTATTTATTTTGTGATTTCTTTTTTATGAACTCGCATCGCCGAGCGTAAATGGCGCACAAATATGAATAGCAATCCAGAAGCTATCGCCGAGGCTGAATCGGTGTCCAACCTGTCGTTTGAGGAGCTTGTAGCTCAACGAATGGCCAGACAAGAAGCTCCGCAAGAGGAACCGGAAGAGGAATCTGAAGAGCCTGAACAACCAGAAGAGGAGGCTGAAGCCCTGGCGGCGGAGGACGAATCAGAGGAAGTTGAGGCTAGTGACGAGGAATCTGAAGAGGAATCCGAAGAGCAACAAGAAATTGATTTGCTTTCACTGACTCCTGAGCAGATTCAATCTCTCGCCAAAAAGGGTAAATCGCGGCTCCTCCAGAGAATTGGGGAGTTGACGGCACAAAAGAAAGCCCTTGAGG